TGACCAACCAAACACTCTACACCCCCGGTGTTGCAACTGGCCATCCAGCAACCAACAACGTAAGAACAGGAGTAACCTACGGCCCTACAAACAACTTGACAGGCACTTGCGCAGTCCCACCATCAGGATCTGTTGCTCTAGGAGTACCAGTTGATAATACAGTAGGAACTGCTTACGTAGATGCTACTAGTTTGGCAAATTATTTAACTGGTTCTTTAGCGGCACCATTAGCAACCTCGCTATTTACAGAAATAAGCGGATCATCAGACCCACTAGCAGAACGAATAAGAAATCAATCCACAATACAAACAACTGGAGCACAATTGGCAGGACTATTATAAAAAGTTTGGCTACCGTTAATATATTTATTATATTAATGATATGTTTTACATTATTGAGGACAGCAAACAGTTATATAAATTCTACTCTAGAGGTTATGAAAATGTATTTATGGAAATTATACCAAATTCTCCATTTATTCATCCCTCAAGAGCTGATATATCTTTAATATATCTACGTCCATTAAATGCCCATAAAGGATATTTTTTATGTTTAAAACATAATGAAACGTTATCTTTAGATAAAGAAGATGTTGATGATCTTATTTCTTCTTTTACTAACATATACACCTTAGATAAAAAACAATTATTATATTTTTATCCATTAAAAAATATTCACGATATAAGTTTAAATATTCCTACTTATAATAAACCCAATTCTATTGTTTATTCTAGGTATTACAATAAACATAAACATCATGCGGAAATTAACGAAATAATACCGATATCTAAGCATTATGAGTTTTACACACAAGTATATGAAGATATAAAGCAATGCTGTTATACGCCCGTATCTTCGATATTTTCACATAAAGCACCCATAGTGTTTAACGCTATAGAAAAATCAGGTTTAAAAATAGATCCTCAATTATTTGAAGATTATTTTGAAACCCCAAATCAAGATGTTATATTTACTCGATATCAGTATAACACTTTAACAACTCGTCCTTCAAATAAATTCAATGGTATAAATTTTATGGCATTGAATAAAAAAGATGGTTCTAAAAAATGTTTTATACCTCAAAATTCAAGGTTCATTGAAATAGATATTTCTGCTTATCATCCAACAATGGTTGGGCAAATAATTGGTTATGATTTTGAAAATAAAGATATCCATCAAGAATTTGCTGACATGTATGGAGTTAGTTATGCTGAATCTAAACCTATAACATTTAAAATGTTTTATGGAGGAGATTTCGGTGAATATAAAGACTTGCCATTTTTCATACAGATGAAAGAGTTTGTAGACAAAATGTGGGAGGAATTTAATACTAAAGGACAAATACAAGAAGAAATAGGAAAATATATATTTTACAAGGATAAACTTGAAAAACTAAATCCTTTTAAATTATTTAATTATTATCTCCAAGCCAGAGAAACAGCTCAAAATATCCACATAATGTGGGATATATTAAAAATATTAAAAAATCATAAAACTAAATTAGTTTTGTATATTTACGATTCTTTCACATTTGATTTTGATGATAAAGAAAAATATCTTCTAGATGAAATCTTACCTGTGTTTGAACGTAGAGGATTAAATGTTAAACTTAAATCAAATAAAACCTTAGACTTTGAATAAAACCCTACATACGTATGACAAATAGTGAATTAGAGATGGGAAATAAACTTTTATGTACCTTTACCCCAGAGGAAAATGTAGAGAACTTACTTAATTATGTGACTGGAAATTACGCATTAACCAGCAATAAAATATTTGTTTTGCATATTAAAAGTAACAATGAATATGTAGTAACATATAATCTTGATACAATTAATAGTAATATACTTGAAAATACAATTTCAGTACACCGTAAAAAAGATTCAAACACATTGTATACTTTAAACGGGTTAAATGAAATAGTTAAGGCTTTAAATAACGGAATTGTAGATCCTAAATTTTCCATTAATTGGAACCATTATAAAAATAGTATTTTATTGACTAGAGAAGGAGAATTAAAAATATTAAAGACAAAACTTTATAAAATTCTTACTCTCTGATAAAATAAGTTTGGCTATCTAAAATAAGTTACGTATCATATAGGAAACACTAATAAATAAAGTTATATATTATGGATTTAAAAGCAATCAGAAACAAAATGCAGTCGCTTAGCTCCAATAATGGAGGCGGTAAGCGAGAAAAAATTGACTACAGTACTATTTACTGGAAGCCAAAAAAAGAAGGTAAATACCAAATTCGTATTTTGCCTTCAAAACATAACGCATCATTTCCGTTTAAAGAATTTATGGTTCATTATGGTTTTGGACAATACCCAGTTGCTAGTTTAACTAACTGGGGTGAGAAAGATCCTATTGTCGAATTTGCTAAAAAATTACGTCAGAGTGATGATCGTGAAAATTGGTCACTAGCTAAAAAAATTGAACCTAAAATGAGGATTTACGCTCCAGTAATTGTTAGAGGTGAAGAAGAAAAAGGAGTACGTTTATGGGAATTTGGTAAAAACATTTATCTACAATTATTAGGTATTGCTGATGATGAAGATTATGGTGATTACACAGATGTAAATGAAGGTAGAGACTTTACAGTTGAAGCAGTCACTGGTGATGTTGGTGGAAGACAAGGTTTGAAAATGACACTTAGAGTTAAACCAAAAACAACTCCATTGAGTGATGATGCTGATGAAATTGAAAAATGGTTAGATAATCAACCTAACATTCTTGAAATCCAACGTAAAATGGAATTTGATCAAGTAAAAGATCTATTACAGAAATGGTTATCACCTGAGGATGAAGAAGGTGAAGGTGAAGAAGAGGAAGAGGAAGAAGGATTTAATGAAACTTTAGCTAAAGCTACTCAAGCAAATAAAGAAAAGACTGAGCAACCAGCTAAAAAATATCAAGCTCCTGTTAAATCAAATAAATCAAAATCATTTGATGATTTGTTTGAAGAGGAAGACGATTTACCCTTCTAATTTATAAATAAATAATCATGGCTAAAAGACTTAATAAATCTTTGATGGAGACCGTCTCCAAAGAAATTAAATCCAATTTTAACTTAAATTCATTTAAAGATAAAAAAGGATTAGTTTCAAATGTAAAATTCAAAGATCAAAAATGGATTCCATTCTCTCAAGCACTACAAGATGCTTTATCACTACCAGGTATTCCTATGGGTCACATTACAATGGTTCGAGGAAAATCAAACACAGGTAAATCTACTCTTTCAATTGAAGCGGTAGTTGCCGCTCAAAAAGCAGGAGTACTCCCAGTTATCATTATTACTGAAATGAAACATTCTTGGGAACACTGGAGAACTATGGGATTTGAGATGGAAGATGTCCTTGATGAACAAGGTAATGTTATTGACCATAATGGATTTTTTATCTACCGAGACCGTAGTACTTTAAGCTCAATTGAGGATATAGCTGTATTTATAGCTGACTTGATTGATGAACAAAAGAAAGGAAATCTACCTTATGATCTATTATTTATGTGGGATAGTGTAGGTTCTATACCTTGCCAATTAAGTATAGATCAAGGTAAAAATAATCCAATGTGGAATGCAGGTGCTATTGCAACTCAATTTGGTAATTTTATTAACCAACAAGTAGTTTTATCTAGGAAAGAAAATTATCCTTATACAAACACATTACTTATTGTAAATAAAACAGGAGTAGCTCCCGCTGAAACACCTATGTCTCGTCCTAAAATGACTAATAAAGGTGGTGATACATTTTACTATGATGCTTCTTTAGTATTAACATTTGGTAATATTACAAATGCTGGTACTTCTAAAATTGAAGCACAAAAAGATGGTAGAAAAGTAGAATTTGCTTTACGTACCAAGATTGCTTGTGATAAAAATCACGTTAATGGAATTACAACCAAAGGTACTATTGTCAGTACAGTTCATGGATTTATCCCAGATGATGCTAAAATTATTTCTAAATATAAGAAAGAACATGCTCATGAGTGGGTTGACATTTTAGGTAAAGGTGATTATATCATTCAGGAAGATGATACAGAATGGAATGAAAAAGAACATATAACTGACATTTTAGAAGCTGATGAATAAGAAAAATTTACTAGGATTACTAGATGATATTACAGATAAACCTTCTAAAGATAAAAATATACTTGTAATAGATTCCTTAAACTTATTTTTCCGCAACTTTGCTGTAATTAATACTTTAAATGGAAAGGGAGATCATATTGGTGGGCTAGGTGGATTCTTAAAATCACTAGGTTATCTAATAAAACAAACAAATCCTAGTCAAGTTTATTTAGTGTTTGATGGTGAGAACTCTTCTCTTAACCGAAAGAATATCCTTCCCGAGTATAAATCGGGAAGGGCTTCTATTCGGATAAATTCCAAAGGAATATTTGATGATAAAGATGAAGAGATAGATTCTCAAATAAATCAAATATCTAGACTACTTCAGTACCTAAAAATTCTACCAGTTAAACTCCTAGTATTAGAAAAATCAGAGGCGGATGATATTATAGCTTATCTTTCTTCTGTTTTACCAAAAATGAACAATAATAATAAAGTTTTTATTGTTTCAAATGATAAAGATTTTCTTCAACTAACTAGTTCTAATGTTACTGTATTTAGGCCAACAGAAAAAGTTTATTATTCTGCAAAAACAATTAAACAAAAGTTTGGAGTTTTAGCTGAGAATTTTATCTTATATAAGACATTATTAGGAGATTCATCAGACAAAGTACAAGGAATAAAAGGATTAGGTGAAAAGAAATTATTAAGTAAGTTTCCTCAACTAACAGAAAAAGAGTTAACATTAGATGACATATTTTCTATATGTGAGGAAAACCTTCAAGAGCATATAATTTATGCTCGGATACTTCAAGACTATGATAGGATTCATCAAAATTATAAATTAATGGATCTAAGTAAACCTATGATTGATCAAGAAGGAGAAGAATATACAGTTAATATCATCAACTCACCAGTA